TTTGTCGTCACCCCGTAAGGATTGCCCGGTGTTCTGCCGTCCTGCTGCTGGTTCATTCCCGGCATTGTCTGCGGGTTCTGCTGGGGTGTTCTGTTTGTTTGTGGTTCCATTGGCAATTTTCTTCACCTCTTTCAGTTCTTTTTCTTCGTGTTTCAACTGTTCGACATTGTTATAAAAGTTGCTTCCCGTCATTTGCATTGCTTCATCACTTCTGGTGCTAAAGCCGTTTGACACTCTCTTTTCTGCGGCTGTAACCTCTTTTACCGGGTCAAGCATACCTTTTGCAGGTCCGTTCCACTTTGCCCCGCAATATGCTTTTCTTATTGCCGGGTCAGTAAAAAAGCCCGGTGCTTTGATACGTCCTTTTGCTACTGCTTCCGTCAGCCATTCTTCATATACTGGCTGGCAAAAGTCCGTTGATAGCCAGTCACGGTACATATTAAACATTTTCCATGCTTCTTCCAGTGCGCCTTTACTTGCTGTATAACTGGAATTAAATCGCTTCATAAGCAATTCATAAGGTATTTCAAGGCTGGCGCCTATCTGCTGGCATATAGCTTCCACAAAGCCGCCAAAATTGGCGTTTGGTCTTCCGGGGTTCATGTCGTGTGCCTTTTCACCCTCGTTTAAGTCGATAACGGCACCCGGCGCAAGTTCAATGGTGGTTTCGTCCTCTGCGTCCACCTGCACTTCCTCCGGTATAATGCTTCCTATTGCGTCTTCGCTGCTTGCGTCTGCCTTTTCGATAAACACCGTGAACATACCGGACACAACCGCTGCAACCAGTTCGGCGTCCGTGTATCTGCCAAGCTGTTTTAGGCTTTCAATGACCGGGGCAAGGAATGGAACGCCCCTGCGCTGTCCTATTCGTTCACGGTTCATAAGGTGTAGTACGTTTCTTCTTCCGGTTGTTTTTCCGAACGCTTCCACCCTCTGCCAGCTAATATCTGCGTAGGCGTAAGACAACGGGTGATGGTCTGCTATGTGATACGCTACAACTTCCCCGGACTTGTCAACCTCCACACCTCCAACAATTTTATTGTCTATGGTGTCGCAGTTGTCCGGGCTGCATAATCTGTCCGCTTCTATCAGCTGCACACGCAGGTCATATGGCTGGTTCAGTCGTGGTTTGACCGGAAGCACTGCCAGACAGTCCCCAGAAATAAGCCAATTCAAAAAAGCTAACTGCTGCAACTCACAAAAGTTGTCAATTCGTGCCATGTCACAATCTGTGCTTTCTGCCCAGATATTCCATTCACGTTCAATCTGCTTTTCAAGTGTTCTTCTTTCCTCCGGTGATATGCCCAGCAATTCTGTGTCAATGTTCGGCTTCAAACGTAGCCCACGCCCAACAATGTTGGTTCGCATGGTTTTGACAGCGCCATTTGCAATAGGCACGCCCATGTATAAATCACGGGTACGCTGTCGCAGTATTGAAACATTGTCTTCTATATCTTCACGACTGCTGCCGCCCGCATGAAGCCACCCTGCAAGTGATTTTTTCACTACGCTGGCACCATAATTGCTGTACCCGCTGTTCAAAATCTGCAATTTTTGTCTTGCCGCAGTACGTTTCAGTGCTGTTTGCGGTGCCACAACTGCTATTGCTTTGTCAATTCCCGCTGCAATTCCCACGTTTTCACCTCCTTTATTGCATGAAAAAAGCAGCTTTTCACGGCTGCTTTTCGTCTTTTCTCACTTATTCACGCTACAATATTACCCCATTTTTGCGGGCAATGGGGGGAAATAAAGCCCCAAAACGGGCAATCACGGGCAATGTTTTATAAATCCCGTGGTACAAATCGTTTTGCACGGTTCCTGCCGCCATATTTTGCCGCATTTTCAAGCGCAGTGACTTTCCCTTGCCAATATTCAATAGACTTTCTAATTTCGGTCAGATTGGCTTTTGTCATACTCCTGCTGCCTATCGTGTATGACTGGGCGTTTGTCACTGCCAGTTCTGCTTCCAGCCATGCGTCAAGGTGTCTTTTTGCTGTTTCCAGTGTAATTCCTGCCATTTATAAAATTCCTCCACTTCTTCTTCTGCCACGTTTTACAATTTTCTTTGCTTGTGTGGCATCTTTCTTTTTGTCTGGTTTTTTCAATGGTACGTTGATAATTTCAATGGCTGCCGTTGCGTAGTTTCGGCAGTCCAGCGCTTCATTTCGTTTGTGTTCGCCTTTGTCTTTCAGTTCCCATGCAAAATATGGTCTGCCCATCTTGTAACGCATTACCTTTTTTTCTGACGTTAAGCCCTTGAAATACTTTTCGTCATATCCCTTGCCCTCTTCTTTTGGAAAATGGCAAAAGCCGGGTCCCTCTTCCTCCAGCTTTAGTCTGTCCATAAGCAGGCTTTTTCCGGTATCAACTCCCAGCGTGAAAAGATATGCGCCCTCACGGTTGCTTTTTGATGGCTTCTGGATATACGCTGCGGCGCTATCGTTTGAACCTTTGATTGCAAATACTCTGCGATTGAACCGGGCTTTGCAGAATTTATATACTTGATTGGTTCTGTGTCCTCCACTATCAATGCAGACGCATGACAGCTTCATTTTCGTTCCGTCCGGTTTTTCAAAGGTCTGCAATAAGAATGTGTCAAGGTCTTGCCAGACTTGATTGTTGATGTCTGAATTGTCGCCGTATATTGCCGCATACCTAATGCCCCAGCTTTCATATTCTGGACCCCAGCCCACAACTTCAATTTCAAATCTGTCGTCCTGCGTATCTACGCCAGCCGTCAAGTACAGCACTTCTTCTGGCACTTCACACTTGTATTTCTCCCGGCGCTTCATCAGTTCGTCGTCTTCTATGGTTTCCCCGTCTTCTTCCCACGTTTGCCCCATTTCGGTATTAGTCCATACTTTCATCAGTTCCACGTTGCCTTTTTTCATCTGGTCATTTGCCGTCAGAAACTTTTCAACGACTTCTTGCCATGTGGTCAATGTGGAAGCAAGCGTGTTCAAGTGGAACCCACGCACGGGGTTGTCTGGGTCTTCATGCACAAAGGTTCCGTCAATAAAGTGTTCTTTCCATTCTGCTTCACTGGATATGACGCCGCACTTGCTGCAAGCATATCTGATTTCTGATAGGTCGTTTTTGTCGAACACGACATTTGACCAGACCAGCGGTTGCAGTTCTCCGCAGCACGGGCACGGTGCGTTCCATTCTCCCCGGCTGCTGTTTTCGTACTCCACTTCTATTCTGGAAGCCCCTTTGACTGTCGGTGTTGAAATGTCCACCTGCTTTTTATTCCAGAATGTAGTCTGACGCTTTGAAGCCAGTAAAAGTGGGTCGCCCTCTTTTCCTGCACTGGCTGGGTATGCGTCTATCTCGTCTGCAAGTAATATTCTGATTGTGTGGCTTCGCAGTCCTGTTGGGCTGTTTGCGCCTGCAATCGTTATGAAGCCGCCCGGAAATATCTTTTGCATGATTGTGTTACCGCTGTTGCGGCTCTTTTCGTTTATACGGTCAGCCAGTACGGGCGTATCACGCAACATAGGTGACAGCTTTTCTTTTGAAAACTTCTCTGCCATGTCTATTGTCGGCTGTATAACCATAATCGGTGACGGGTCATAATGCACATAATATCCAATAGGGTTCAGCACCATTGCGTCTGTCTTTCCCACCTGTGCTGCTGACATAATCACGACTTTTTTTATTGTAATATCTGTTATGGCGTCCATAATCTCTTTTTGATACGGCGCCTTTGCTGTCTTCCAGCGTCCCGGCTCTGCGGAAGACCCGGCAGACAGTCTGCGGAACTTATCTGCCCACTGTGAAAGTGTCATTTCTGGCGGTGGTTGTAGCACTTTGAAAATCCGTGTGAACATATCAACTGTGTTTTTCTTCATTGTCTACACCGTACCCAAACACCGTCTGGAAGTCCGAAAGTTCTTCCAGTACTTCATCAATGGCGCTTTTCAGCAGCTTAAATATTTCTGTCTGGTCCTTTTTCTTTGATAAAATGGGGCTTAACTTTGCAGGTATAGCCATAAGCCTTGTTTTGAACCTAACAAGTGTGTCTGTCATTACCTGTTCCACGTCCTCTGTGGTGTGTACCTCATTTCTGCGCAGCTGCAATTCCAGTTCTTGTGCTTCTCTTTTTGCTCTGACCAGCTTTGCACGTTCCGCGTTATAATCTATTGCGCTTTCACTTTCCGGGTTGTTTTTGCGCAAATAATTTATGTACTGGTGGTTTACGGTCTTCAAGTCGTACAGCCCCGGTCTGATTTCCGTTATAACCTTTTCGTCACGCAACTGGCGCACTCTGCGTTCTGAAATATCCAGCCACTTAGCAACCGCCTTTGAAGTGTACGCTTTCAAAAACCGCACCCCCTTTCTTTTGTGTCCGAATTGGTCACATTTTTTTCTTTTTTTAACCCCCACCCATTTATTTTTACCGGGTCGGAAGCGGAAATGAAATTTTCAAAATTATATCTGGGCAGGTTTTGGGCGTCGCCGTACCCGCAGTGCTTCCAGACCGTCGGAAGAACCTATTAAACGTCGTCCACAACGCCTGTGATTTCGTCGTTTTCGGTGCTTCCGTCCGGGTCAATCTCAAATTCTCCCGTTAGCTTCTGTTTGTTCAATTCAAGTTGCTTTTCTGCGAGCTGCAAGCGTCTGTCCTCTAACTCATACGCCTTGATACTGTCAAGCTGCTTGATGATACGCCCGTGTAGCTTGTTTAGTTCGGCTTCCACTTTCATTGCTCTATCAAACGGGCTTGACTTGATAATAGATTTCATTGCTGTTTTGTATATCTCTTTGCCGCCCTCTGGGTCTGTCGCTTGCCCCTGCTCCATGCCGCAGTCCTCTTCTTCCCTGCGCTCTTCCATGCTCTTTGGCACTATCATGTGTACTATTTTATCAGTGTAAAAGCCGCCTGCTTCTTTGCTCTCATACTCTTTCAGCAGGCTTTCCAGATAGGCTTTGCGGACGTATAGTGCCTGCAATTCCTCCATCATTTGAGATAGTGCGGACGGTGTTCCCATGTTCTTTATTGCTGCCGCCTGCTCTGGGTCTATGTCTTCATAGCCTGCCTGTGCAAAGGCTCCGTGTGTGACGGCGTTTTTGTTCCCCTTTTTTGCCGGGGTTTTTCCCGCAGCATTTTTATTGCCTTTTTGTCCACCCCTTTTTTTAGGCTTCTTTTTCAAAGCTTCGTCCCAGCCGTCTTCTGACTTCCATTTTCTTATCCTTACTTCTGGCACCCCTGCCAGCTTTGCCAGTTCTGCTGTTTCAATCTTGCCGTCTGCGTCCAGATAGCGTTGCATTGACTTGTCCCGCTCCGGGTTCCGTGGTCTTCCCATCTTCTCACCTCTTTTCGTTTGTTTTCATTCTTTCCAACTCTTCCGGTTTACGGAAGTATAAAAAATCATGGGCTTTGTAATTTCAAAAAATCATCAAAGCCCACTATTGCCAACGTGCAAATATAACGGCGTAAAGCCTGCTTTGCTGATATAAATTATACCAGTGAAACGCAGGCAATGGCGGGCAATGATTGCTTATGCAATCTTCTTGAATTGTGAAATTATCTGGTTCTTTTCAAACCTCTGTGACAGCGTAGCAAGTGCGTTATCTCTAATGTTCTTGCACTGCCGTTCACTGTATGAATTGCGTACCGCTACTTGTTCCCATTTGAGGTTGTGAATGTAAAAATCGAAAATAATACGCTTTTCTTTCAGTTTCAATCTTGAAATCTCCTGCAAAAGCTGTGCTTTCAAACTCTGTAACTGCTGCACCTTTGCTTCATAGTCTTTGATTTCTCCGCTGACAAAATCTGGAATGTTCAGCGCCATATTTTCTGTTTGTCGTGATATATTATTTTTTCCTTTTGGTAGACCGTCGCACTGTATAGCGCCAATGGGGTTGTAGTATTGGTCCGTCAAGTCATTTATAATCTTTCTGTATATGCTCACCTCCCCGTCTATGTCTTTATAATATTCCAGCAATTCAATTACCTTGCTTCTTTCCATCGCCTGCGCCATTTGCTGTTCCTCCATTTCATTTATTGCCAGTCTTTCCCGGCTGTCAGCCTTGCACGTCAACTTTCTGTTTGCCTGCTGCCTGCTGCCGCTCTTTGTAGCCCATACACTTCATGTATCTTTCCGGCTTTCCGCAGCTTTCGTAATATTCGCAAGACTTGCATACGTTTTCTTGCGTCATTTCCTTTTCCTCCGTGATATGTACCCTGCGCACTCCGGCTGCCCCCTTAATAACTGCATGGAACACGCCCCGCCGCACTCATAAGCCTTTGTGATATGCTTTGCACACTTTGTATTTGCACACTGATTGCGGCAAAATACGGGCATATTGTCTGTATTAAGCATTATTATTGGTCTTTCCATCTGCTGCACCTCCGTTTCTTCTCACGAACTGGAAGCACCACGCTTCATCACGCATGGTTTTTATTGTTCCGTCTTCGTCAATGTATACTGCGTCAATAAACTTCGGCTTTGGTGGTTCCCCCTCTTCTAACGGTCCTGCAAAATCAATCATAATTTGCAATACGTTGTATACTCTTTCGTTGATAATCATTCTATAATCTGTCATGTTTATTGGCATTTTCCGCACCTCCTAATTTCTAACACGGTCCACCCTCTGCGCCGTGGAACGCTCCTGCTGGGTATTTCCATTGACCGTCAATAAATATTTGACTTTCTGTGAATATCCCTGTTATCAGACTATGTATTGCTTCTTTGTCGCCCTTGTATAAACACGGCTTTGCTCCCTCAATGTACGTTTCAAGGTCGCATTTGTTGTCCAGTGTGAAGCCCAGCGCCTTTTCGTCATGTTTCATTTCTTCAAATTCCTGTGGGTACAACTCTTTGAACCCTGCAAACAGTTCCGGTGTTGAAAATATGCACCCGGCGCAGCTACAACGGTTCCAGCCTGCCCGGTAACACGGGTGCGGGTTCACTTTGTTTCTTTTCATCACTTCCCACACGTCTTTTTCTGAATAATCAATGACCGGGCGCCACTGGTGAACTGTTCTTTTCAGTTTCTTTTCTGCATTGGCTCTGAAATATATTTCCATTTCGTTGTATTTTGAACGCCCGGTGCTTTCCCCTCTACGTTCCCCGCTGCATATTAAAACTTTTGAATTTTCTTTCACCTCTTCCAGATTTCGCAGAACTGTTGCTGCAACGTCTATTTTCAAATAAGGGCTGCACCATCTTGTCATTAAATTTCCAGACTTTGCAGGAAACTTCATGCGGCAGCCGTATTCTTTCAGCAGTTCTTCTTTGTTCTCTACGTTGCTTTCTTCAATCTTCCTGCACGCTGCCTGCTGTGGTGTTTCCTTTGCGCTCATTATTTCCCCGGTTTCCGGGTCTACCCATTCAATAGGCTTGCTGGCTCCTATTCTGTATAATTCACCAAAGAAGCCGCCTTTTCTCCATGATAGCCGCAGCGGTATTCCCTCTGCGTCCGCAAGCGCTTTCATGTAGCTTTGTGTGCAGCGCCAGTCCATGTGGCGTTCCGGGTTTCCTCCGTCTATGTCATGGTGCCAGAACTCAATCTTGCTTTTAGGCACTCCCAGTTCACGCAATTTGAAGTATGTTGCTATGCTGTCTTTGCCGCCAGATATTAAAACAACAATCAAGTCGTATTCTTCCAGCGGCAGCAATTCTTCAAGGTATATTTCTTCCATGTGCTTTGTTTCTCTTCTGCCCGGCACTCTGGGTTTTATGCGTTTTCCTGTTCCATATATGGGCTTGTCTTTGTTCCCTCTGGTCACTGGTGTGTCAGCGGTGCAATCTATGTCTTTTATGAACTCCGGTTCAAATAAGTTTAATTGCCCTTTCACTTTTCACACCTCCAAATCACTTCTGCTGCAATGCTATTACACAATAGCCCTCTTCAAGTGCGCTGCTGGTCGTGTCGTCGTCCATGCAGATAATTTTCATGTCAGCCGTGTTTCCGGTTGCTCTTCCCTCTGCAAACTCAATCAGCTTCACTGTGTCGCCCTCTCTGTAATCGTCATTTTTCAAAATCATATATGGTCTTGTATGGTCGATTGCAACGGCTTTCATTTTGTCCGGTGATACTCTGATTGTTTTTTCTTTTCTATCATCAGACGGCAAATGCTGCATTTTCTCTTCCTGCTGCATTTCACGTAGTTTCTTTTGTGTTTCCCGGTCAATAGCTGCCTGCTCTTCGTTGTATCTCTCTTCGTCCGTCTTCTGCGCTTCTCTGCGGTTCTCATAGGCGTTGCAGCTGGTCACGGTTGCTGTCTTGTCGTGGCAATCCTCATAATGTGTGCAGCTGTAACAAAGTGATGTTATCTGTTCCGGTTGCGGGTCAATGTATTCTGACTGCTGCCCGGCTGCGTCTTCTGTGCCCTCTGTGGTTTCTCCTGCTCCCTCTGTGGCTGTTTCTTCCTGCTGCTGGTCTGTTTCATTGCCTGCGGTGCTTTCTCCTGCTCCTGTGGCTTCCTGCTTCTCTTCCATCTGGCTAATGTCCATCTGTCCCGGTATCTGCTGCGACGCTTCCCAGTTCTTCTTTAACTGCTTAATGTCTGATAACGTCAGCACTTCATTTTCCCGGAATACCTCTGCTGCCTGCTTCTGGTAATCTTCCGGCAGCCCGGACGCTTCATAAATAACAGATACAACAATTCTGTTTGCCTTAAATTCTGCCATCAGTTCTGGAATGATGTTGTTATATATTGCCTTGTATCTTCCAAGCTGTGCCGGGGACGTTTCTATAATTTCTGCTAACAAATCACGGGTCCTGCCCGGAATGTTCATGCTGCCTTTTAATTCAAGCACCAGTTTTTCTGTTTCCAGTGCTTCTGTCATGCGTTCCCAGTCTGTCTTCTCTCTGAAACGGTTTGCCATAATCAACGCCAATCTGTCTATGATGGCATTTTTCTTCGGCTTTATTAAGATTGGAACCCGTCTGAAACGCTCTTTTCCCTCGTCCACAAGTTGCATGACCGCCAGCCGTCTTCTGTGTCCTGCAATGATACGGCGCTTGCCGTCCTCTTCCTCTTCTGTCACCAGAAGCGGTTGCAGCACTCCCAGAAGTTCAATGGACTGTTTCAAGTCCTGCACGTCCTCTACGCTGTAAAAGTTGCCTTTTGACGGTATAAGGTCGTATATATCAGCTGTACTGCTCACGCCCTCTTCTGGCGTGGCAATCTCTGCTGTTTTCTCTCCCTGTGGTGTTGCTTCTGCGGTTTCCTTTGACCGCTGGTTTAATAACTCTGTCAGATTGAATTTTTTTGCTGTTCCTGCCATGTTCTTATCCTCCTAACGTGTCCGAATTGGTCACATCTTCAACCATTCTTCCACTAACGCTTTGTAGTCAGCCGTTGCGCCGCAGCGTGGGGAATACAGAATGATTGGCAATCTTGCAAATGTGCTGGGTTTCATTTTTGGTGTCTTTCTAATGTGCGTATTGAATACCGGATATTCAAGCGTTTTCAAGAACTCTTCACCCTGCGTGTCTGCTTCATTGGTTCTGTCGTACTGTGTCACGAAACAACCACAGAAGCGCAACTGTGGGTTCAAGTCCTCACGGGTGTTGTCAATCTGTTCTTTCAGTTCTGCCAGACCGTCTATTGCAAAATCATCAATGGTTATAGGCACCATGACGTCTTGTGAAGCTACCAGCGCATTTATGGTTGAAATGTTAATGTCTGGTGCGTTGTCAATAATGCAGTAGTCATATTCCTGCTGCAAGCCGTCCAGAAACTTTTTGAAGCGTGTCTGTTGCGGTCTTGACTGGTCCAGCATGACTTCAAGGTTGGCTGTAAGTAAATTCATGTTTGCTGTGATAATGTCCAGCCCGTCAAAGTCCGTGTGCTGGATAACCTCTGCCGGGTCAATGCCCCGCTGTGTCATAACCTCTGCCGTGCCCTTATGGTCATAGCTGTGGCGGTTCAAAATCTTGCTGGCGTTTCCCTGCTTGTCGTTGTCAATCAACAAGACTTTGCAGCCTTTGACCGCTGCCAGAATGTGTGCCATATTTACGCTGGAAATGGTCTTTGCCACTCCCCCTTTGAGATTGATAATTGATAATGTTTTCATGTGGTATTCCTCCTTGTATCTGGTATGAATTTATAGTTGCTTCCCAGTAATGCGGCAGGCTGGATTTGAACCAGCGACACCATAGACACGGACTGACAACGGCTGCCGTTCTATTTCACCGCGCCCGTCCCTCTACCAGCTGGGGTACTGCCGCCCGTTTCCGGGCGCTTGCCCCGGTCTTTTACGCTTCTACTGTTTCACTGCCTGCGAAAAATACTTCTCTACTTCCCCAGTCGTGAACTTTCGCCCGCTTTTCTTCTCTGCGGTTTTCGTTGTATCTTCCGGCGTGGTGTATTGCTGCGTATGTGACAGTTTTTGCAGTTCTTTTTGTGATTTCAAATACAACTGCGCTTTCTCCGTATCTCTTGCCAACTTCAAATGTTCTCATGTTTTATACCTCCGTTTGCTTTACTTCTTTAACTGTCTTTATTATATACTTACGGAAGTATAAAGTCTATTGACATTCTGCACAATCTTACGGAAGTATATTTGTATATTTTGTATACTTCCGTAAGTATTTGTTATTATCTGCCACGGCGTTTCAGTTCGTCTGCAAATTCTCTGACCGGAACTTTCACGGTCAACGGTTCATACTTCCCGCAGCCGTCCAGTTCATACAAGAACTGTGTTTCGCCTTTTTTCAGATAGTGAATCGTTGCAATGTCTGTGACCTTATGCAGTGCAACTGCTGCCGCTGTAATCACCGTGCAGCCCTGTGGCAAATAAAGTGCTTCTTTCGTTTCTCCGTCCTTTGTTGCCTTGATTGCTACTGTGTCCCCAATTTCTAACGGACACACCGCCTTGAAAAATTCTGCTTTCATTCCTCTTTGTCCTCCTGTTCGTGCTTCTCTCTGTTCTGTCTTCTTACCTCCCAGCCAACTTCTCTGACCACTACAAAGACCAGATATAAAATACCCAGCCCCACGCAGACCGCAAAGAATGTTACCAGTGCTTTTACAACCTCAATCAGAAATGCAATCATTGTTCTTTCCCTCCCTCATTTTCTGTTTTGCCCAGCCAATAGCCCGGCTGCTTGCGTTTATCTGGTGCAGCTGGCGTATTCTGATATTATTTGTCTTTTCTTCTTCCTCTGCCTGTTGCCGTTCCATCTGTCGGCGGTATAGTAATTCTTTTCCGCTGTAATACTTCCGCTTCTTTTTCGCCATCTTTATTCCTCTTAAAAGTATTTACGCTGGTATCTGCTGCCCTTGCTTGCCTGTTTTCGTCGCTGGCGCTGTTTTCTTCTCTTCTGGTACTGGGCGTCTTCTGCTGCTGCCACCTGTCTTTTGACTGCTTCGTGGTCTATGTTGTCTACCTCTTCTTGCAGGACTTCCAGCACTTCAACTTCACTGTCCTTGAAAGTGAATGTCATACCGGGGTCATACTCACCACTTGTCCAGTCTTTCTGGAACTTCTCAAAATTATCTCTGTATCTATACGGTGCCTGTGGGTGGTACTGTTCGGCTTCATATATGCCCAGCATAACTTCTTTGTCGTCCTTGTCGTCCCAGTTGTAAAGGTGCCAGCTTTCGTGGTTGTCCCAGTTCCACTTTGACAAATACAACACTATTCCGTCAAAGTAGTTGCCCTCACGCACCATGCCTTTCATTTGCTTGCAGGTGAAGCCCTGCCCCTTTAATTCCTCTTTGATTTTTTCATAGTCCCTGCCGCCAGTATGTAACTTTGCTTTTACGATTAACGGCAAATACTGTGGCTGTTTATCTTCTTTTCTTGCCATTGCTTGTCCTTTCCAGTCTGTCTGCAATCCTCAATATGCTTTCCATTGACTTTCTAATGTTTGTATCTGTGCCCTCTGTGATTTTCAGCACGTCTGCTACGTCCCGCAGTTCTTGTGCCATTTCTTCTGTTTCCCCGGTCACAATGTCGTATTTATTGCGGCAGGCGGTGCAGACCTGCGAACCCTCCGGGATAGCTTCACCGCATATCAAGCAGCGGTCAACGTCGTTCATTCTTCCCAGCTTTCGTATTTCTTCACACGCCTTGTCAAGTTCTGCACCTGCTCAACAAGGTTTGCAACCTCATGTGGTGACAATCCGGTTTGTTCATAGTCATACAGCTTCTTTGCGGCTTGATTGACTGTGACGTGCGGTTTTAATACTGCTTTCTGTCCGTTCTGGCTGTATTCTGTCAGCGTCGTTCTTTTCTGCCGTTTCCGTGGTTCCTGCTGCTTAAATGCTCCGGCACGCTTCATGGTGCTGTAATATGGCACCGTCTTTTTCAATGTGTGGTCCATGTAGCCCATTACAATTCCACCTTTCTTCCCGTCTGTTCCATAACTCCCAGATAACCTGCTATTGTGTCCATTGCTTCTTCTGCGGACCAGCAAACCGCCGTTTCATATCCCTGCTGTCGCAGCTGTTCCAGCCACCAGTCCTGCTTCTCTGTGGTTTTGTTATTCTGCCACTTCATTTCCACATAAAGCCCGTGTTTGCCGTTTCTGGCTACTGGCAAGCATAAGTCCGGCACCCCAGCTTTCACGCCCTGCCTTTTAAGGTTTGCCGCTTCCAGCTGGTTTCTGCTGCCGCCGTTTGGTATATGGTGCAGCAAGTCCAGTTCCGGGAAGTCCTTTGTGTAAAACCTCGCCCAGTTTATAACTCTTTCCTGCTCTGTGGCTTCACTGCGCTTTCTGTAATATGCTCTACTCATGGGCGTTTGTCCTTTCGTCAAGGTGTGTTGCCATCATGTCTGCAATGTGAAGCATAGCTGCAAGCCTGCTGCCTGCAAAAGCATTGTTCATGTCATAGCTGCCGCCCTTTACTGCGCTATCAAAAGCGCCCATGTGCCATCTGATAGCCAGCATTTCTTCTTCCGTAAGCTGCATATATCGCATAATCTGGATAATTGACTTTTCACCGTGTCCCAGTGGCAGGCTGTTTGTATATCCGTACACCTCAACTTCTTTCCAGCTTCCGTCTTTCTGCTTCTGGTTCTTCTTTTCCACCTTGTAGGCGTCCACCTTGCAAATGTCATGCAGAAGCGCCACAACTGCGATTGTGTCCACGGTGTATTCCGGGTACGTTCTGCCCTGTCTTTTGTCCTCTGCGTCTGCCAGCTGAACCAATCTGCGGTATACATAGTTTGTATGCTCTACCAGCCCCCCTGCGTAGGCTCCGTGATACTTTGTACTTGCTGGGGCTGTGAAAAATCCCGCTTCTTCCAGCCACGCAAGCAGCTTATCTGCTCCCGGTCTGCTTATGTATGAAAAGTAATTCTTGAACTTCTCAACCTCTGCCATTCTCTGTTCTTCATTCATTGTCTTGTCCTCCTGTGGTTTCTTCCCGGCTGTCCACCAGATATATTTTGCCGTCCTGCTCATACAGCATAACTTTTCCTTTCAGTGCTGCCAGCGTCATTTCTGCTTTCATGCCATCTGATATGCCGTACTTGTTGCCAATCAGAATGTATTTGCAGTTTTCAAGTATCTTCATTCCCGCTGCCATGCCCCGGCTTCTTTCCTCCGGGTTCTTGTCGTCTGTAACTTCCGTCAAGTATAAATGCACTGTAACCGGGACAAATCCATTGTTTATGGCTGCCCGTGTCAGCTTGCGTGCATATTCCTTGTTGCGCTTTGTGTTGCCCCGGTATGGGCTGCACACATACAACAAATCATTCACCCGCCGTCACCTCCTAATCTTCCAGCGTCAGTTCTTCACCTGCTGCCGCTGGTTCTTCTTCTCGCTTCCATTCGTCCAAATCCAGAAGCGTTCCGCATTTACTGCAATAATTGAAATCACGGGACACATGGAAGTAATAGCCGTCTTCCCGGTCTTTCCGCAAATCCTTGTCATACGCTGAAAACAAATGCTTTCCGCATACCGGGCAATAGTAACTGTTCAAATATCCCAGTTGTCCCGGCAATGTGGGGTATTCGCTCTTCTGTGCTTTTGGCTTTCTGGGTTTCCTTGCTGCCATGTGCTACACCTCCATTGCTACTTTTTCCAGCCTGCGTTTCATTTCCTCATATTGCAGCTGCAACCCTTTTATATTCTGGTGTGTGCTACACTCCCCGCAGTCTTCTTCTGTGTGGGTGTGTGGACATTCATTGCAAAAGTCCAGTTCGTCTTGCAGGTTGTTTGCAATGATACCCATTGAAAACACAACGCCCCAGTATTGTTTCAAGTCAATTTGCGTTATATCTACCGGGACGGCTACTGCCTGCTGCACTTCTTCGTCAGATATGCTGTATTTATCTTTTAAGGCTTCATACATCTGTAAAGCAGTGACCTTTTCGCCGCCCTCTCCACGTTCTGCAAGGGCTTGTATCTTTGCCAACTTTGCAATGACCTTTTCACGTTGTATCTGGTTTTTATTCATTCTTCTGCACTCTCCCGCTTTTTCAGTTCTTTTTCTGCAAGTTCTATAAATCCTTTCAAATCGTTAATGCGTCTTTCGTAGGCTTCATAGGCTTTCTTTGCTTTTTGATATTGCCATAATAAGAAAACACGCTCTTGACTTTCGCTTTTCTTTTCCAGTTCCTTTTTGCTGTTTTCAAGTGTCGCTTCAAGATTTCCGTCATAGTTGTATGTGATTTTATCTTTCTTGCGTTTTACCGTCATTTTGTGTGACGGTTCTTTGAAATATTTTCCCATGTTGTCACCTCATATACTGCCACGACTGCGGCGCACGCTTTATTCCCAGTTCTGCCAGCGTCACTGTTCGTGGATATTCTTTAACAGATGTTATTTCCCAGCCGTACACTTTGCGCCTGCTGCCTGCTGCATAATTGTGAATATCATGTGCAGGAACCTTGCTTTTTCTCTCTGCTTCTTCAAAGTTCTTGATTTCCAGAACTTCCGGGCAAATAAATTCGCCAACTATTCCCACGCCGCCTGTCACATATACCAGCACCCGGAACGGTGCTTTGCATTGTGGCTTTGTCTTCCGCAGTTCCAGAACCTTTTCACCTGCTGCCATTTTTTGCCACCATTTCTGGTGCAGTGATAATATGACCACTGGCATTTCTTCCAGTTCTGGTGGTTCCCATTGCTGCTTCATGCTCTTTTCCTCCTAAATCTTCAATACCTGTCCCGGATATATCAAATCCGGGTTCTTAATGCCGTTTTTGTGTGCCAGTGCATGGCAGGCGGCACCGTTTCCGTAAAACCTCTGTGCAATCTTCCAAAGGCTGTCACCTTTTTGCACTGTGTATTCTTTCCGGTCTGTCTGGTTTCTTCCTACAACCTCCGGCGGTTCCTCTGGTTTGTAGTAGAACGCTTCTGCTATCGACCCGCAATACTGGCACCGTTCGCCCAGCTTTACTTCTGCCCCGCAAAATTTACACTTCATGTGCTGTCCCTCACTGTTCAAATTCGCTTTTCAGTTCAATTCTGATATACAGAATGTGTTGCAGGTCTTCCACCCGGTATTGTGTGAATTGTTCAACTGGCACCTGCTCCGGCAGGCTGTCTGTTTTCTCCCAGTCCCACATTTGTTCCGTGGCTCTGTATGTTTCCATGCCCAGCCCCATTTTCTTAATGCGTCGCTGCGGGTTCAATGTTCCATGCACTGCGTTTGCGGCATATCCACGGTATACAACCTGTCTGGCTGCGTTATATATCACCACTCTGTCACTGGGCGTCAGCTTGTCCATAATGTCACCCAGTCTGATTTCGTTTTCCATCACCATTCACCCCTCATTCTTCTTTCAATTCTTTCTTTCGCCTGCTGCACCTCTCTTGAATACTCTGTTTCTGTCAATCCTTTGTTCCATACGTGTTCATAGGCACCAGCAACGCCGTAGTTGTAGGCTGTCAGCACTTCTGCTTCTGTGTCGAACCTCTCTTGCAGTTCTGCCAGATAATCTACACCGACAAGCACGTTGAAATATGGGTTTTCCACATTATCGACATTCAGCCTGCGCATACGCTCTTTGTGCCACTTCGGTAATACCTGCATATATCCGGTTGACCCCTCTTTGCAGCTTGCGTCCCATCTGTACCCGCTTTCTATCTCAATAATTGCCAGCACCAGCGTATATTCAACGCCATACTGCTTGCAGATTATGTATGTGTACTGCTGCATACATTCCGGTAAATACCCGCCGTTGTCTGCGTAGTCCTCCGGCACTTCATAACGTGCCCAGCCGTCCAGTGCTTCCCCGTCCCAGTCAAATGACATAAGGTTGAACGGGTACGCTTCCGCTTCTTCTGTGGTGCTTTCTGTCGGCTGTGTGGTCTGTACTGGTTCCGGTGTATTCTTCGGCAGTGTGCTTGCTGTTGGCTTTACTGCTGCGCCTACCACAGCCACGCACACAACAAATACCAGCACACCTGCTGCAATGTAATTTCCGTATGCCTTAATTGCTCTTTTTACCCTCTTACGCCTTAATATCCGGCGCAGCCTTGTTTTTCTTCCTGTTCTCACTTCGTTTTCCTCCTTGTCCTGCCTTTTTTGGCTCTTTTTTCCACATTTTCAAGTAAATATGCCACCCGGTCTGTTCATAAAAGACCGCTTCGCATGACACAATGTTGTAATTGCTATATATCTTTCTGAACTCTTCCAGCCCTGCGTCCGGTGATTTTGCCAGCTGTTCCACTTTTCTTTTGCTGTACTTAAAATCATTGCACTTTTCTTCCGGTGCGTTCAGATTTCGGCTGTACTTCCAGTGGTTCTGGTCACGCTGCTGTTTCTCCCCGCCGTCCTCTCTGGTTGTTTCCGGGCGGTCAAGGTTTCTGCTGCTGGAATAGCGTTTCTTTCCCTGCGGGTCCTTGACAATATACTTGCAAAGTCCCTCTATTCCGTTTTCATTCATTTGCAGTCTGTCTGCATTTACCCAGCCCAGCTGTTTTATACTGGCTCTGTATTCCGGGTCACTGGTCTTCTTCCAGTTGATACGGTCTTTTGTCCACATTAGTTCCACGTCGTCACGGTCAAGCCCACCATTCATGATGATGTGGTGATGTATACGCTTTAGGCACTGCCCGTCCTTGCTGTATTTGTATTCCGTGACAAGTATGTATTTCAAAGTGTCAAGCCCCAGTTTCTTTCTGCGGTATGCTATGCGCCGCAGGTAGTTTGTCACAATGTTTTCTGCTTCTTCTACTGTGCCCGGCAGGTTCTCTTCACTGTATGTGCAGGACGTGTGCAGGTCCCCTATTCTGAAATTGCCATTGCCCAACTGTACCAGATAGCGTTTGGCGTTCTTGTCGTTAAGGTCTTTTTGCTTTGGGGCATTGACTTTTCTTTTCTTACCCCTCTTCCCTCTGGCTGCCTGCTCTGCTGCTTCTGTTCGTGGTATTATGTCCACTTCTCTATAATTGGCACAGTCTGTCTTCTTCTCTCTGATAAACACCACTGCACTTCCTTTTCTGTCTGATACCTTTTTAGCGTATAAGGGTACACCAGAAGTGGGGTGGTTCTATCCTCCATCAATCCTGTTTATTATCCATACAGCGTATATATAAATTTATATATTTCGTAGGAATGTTAATACCCCATACAAGCCCGTTTAGCAGGGATAAAACCCGCTATTTTCAAGGACTTTTCAGCCCTAAAGTGTTTGACTTGTAACCGCCAATATGGTATAATAAACGTGTATTGAATTATTAACATATTGACTTTTGAAAAGCCTTTGATTTTGTGTTTCCGGCACAGCTTCAAAGGCTTTTTGCTTGCCATTTTTACAATGCTCTGTATAACTCTTTGCGGCTCTCACCGCACCAGATTTTCTGCCCATCTTCCGTCTGTATGGTCACTATTCCGTCCCTAAATCTGTACCCGGCAATTATCTTGCCCCGGTGCCATTTGCCGTCAAAATAGATTTCCGCTGGCTGTCCCTCGACGTATGGGAAATTATCTGCGCTCATTCGTCCTGCGCTCCTGCGTGTGCTTCCGCACCCGCTTTCAGTAAATCAGTTACCAGTTCCCAGCTTTCCAAGAATAAAGCGGAACGGAGCGAAACGCTGTCGTAGACGAAAGAACGGGCGCCGCCCAAGTACAGCGCACCAGCACCACCGTAGGAAGTGCTGCTGAAACCCGAACCCCGGACAGGCACGGCTTCTTCAAGTTCGCTGTCTGCCCATATTCCGGCTGTTTCGTTCTTCCAATCGTGCGGTACAATTCCCAGCTTGTACGCAATTTCCGGCACGTCTTCCAACTCTTCCAGCTGCAATTCTGCAATGTGGCAGCCGTCCCAGTCCTTTTCTATCTTTTCTGCGGTTGACATAACCACGCCGCCGTCACTGCTGCCGTACAGCTTCAACGGCTTTCCGTTTACCTCTGCAACGGTCCAGTCCGGTGCTTCGTCCTTGTAGCCCTCAACTGCTGCGTCATTGTCCTTTGTGTACTCCACAACGCCTTTGTGCAGGCGTAAACCTGTTACAAATTCCCAGAAGTCGCCGCAGATACCGAACACGCCGCCTGCGGTGCCATCATGTGACCATGTAAGCGGGTCACACCCGGTCAGCGTTCTTCCGGCGCTGTTGTATACAACGCCTTTTTCCTGCGGGTTGTCCGCATTGCAGCCGTGGTTTGTGTTGCCGCCTATCGTGTGCCCCAGTTCTTCTGCTTCATGCAGCAAGTAGACAAATTCCGTGTTTGTCATAAGGTGCCAGCCCTCACCCTTTCTGGCGCAGGCTGCCGCCGCTTCATCAAGTGTGATTGTGTGGCGTGGCTGCTGGTACGGCAGGGACACTGCAACGTCACCGCCCATGCTCTTCATGGTTGTATTGTGGTACTGTGAAATCAGAATTGCCGGAACAATCTTGTTTTTGATTTTGAATATTTCCGGCACGTCCTCCGGGCTGTACGTCCCCGGCTCCATGTAAAACATGGTCATGTAGTTTGGCAGTCCCAGTCTGTCTTTGACAATGACCGCTTTTTTCTTCACAAATTCTTTCATTTGCGCTTTTCCTCCTTGTATCTGGTATGATTTATCTTGAATAGCTTTTCGCTACTATTCACATTTTGACTATTGAAAAACCTTTGCTTTTCGCCCAGCGCCTATGCTGACCGCTGCTTTTTCTCTTCCGGCTCCGGCTGCTTCACAGTCACGGTGACTTTTACGCCCTCCCGCTGTGAAATAATCATTGCCAAAGTGTCAAAGAAGCGCTGGGCATTGAATGTTCCTTGCACTTCCATTCCTGCCACCTCCTATGCCGTCTGTGGCTGCGGTGTGGTTCTCTGGCGTTCCTGCTGAATACCCAGCATATAGCCCAGAATAAACATTTGATTGTCACCATTTAACTTCTGGAACTCCTGTGCGGTCTTCTCAATCATTTCTTTTTTCTTGTCTTTCATTTCAACTGCTGCCATGTCTGCTTCCTCCTTTTCTGTGTTGTGGTCCTCTGCTATAATTGGATTGTCAGCCAGTGCAGGGCTGGCAATCCATAGCAAAGGGGGTGTGAGTATGTCTTTACATCAATATGAAATTGATTTTTCGTCGCTTTCACTTGATGAAAAAACCGCTTTGATTGACCGTATAAAAAACAACGCTTTTACCGGTCCAGACTTCAAACAAGGTTTTCAGTCCGCTACATTCTGTATTGAAGAAAGTAATATTAAACTTCTGAATGTTCCTGCTGACTGTCCGATTGTTCTTTTGCAGTAGGTGTATATATTGCAAATGTGGTTTTTTTGGCTTCCGCATTGTAGTTAATTTCAATGCGGAAGTTTTTTTCTTTGCACATTTCACGCATTGTCATTTCTGCCCAGCATTTCAGAAGCACCACTGCTTTTTCAAAACCCTCTGTATTTACCAAGTTGAAGTTTTCCGCTTTCAGTTCTTCGTTTGGAAAAACTGCTGCCTGCGCTCTTCCCAGTATGTCAAAGTACGGCATATCCGGTTCGTGCTTGTCCATCACTGCTGCCACCTCCGTTCTTTGTTGTTTTCTTCTCTCTGTTCCTTTGTTATAATGTTGTTGTAGCCGTGCCGGGCTGCTAACATATAGCAAAGGGGGTGTTATTGTGAATTTTGGTAACTGGGACGAAAACGTGCATAATGATTATGAGCAAATCAAGCGTATTGCTTTTATGCAGCGTATCAAACCCGAAAACGTCACCGTTTTTCCAGAAAAGCAAGCTGCTGAAATTGTCGGACGTGACGGCGTTTATGATGTAACTTTGAATAGCTGTACTTGCCACGACTTTGAAGCACGCCAGCTTCCTTGTAAGCATATTTACAAGCTGGCTTCTGAACTCGGCTATCTTGAAGCCCTGCCAAAGCCAAGCCGTAAGGCTGCAAAGGCTTTCAAAGAAAGTCTGCCAGCTGAAATAGACCGTTTCAAAGAACTGTATTTCAGCGGTGCAATTTCTATTGAAAAATTCAACAAGATTGTCAATGCTCTTTTAAGTAAATAAGCTGTTGCTTTTTCTGGGCTGGCGTGGTTTTCTGCGCCAGCTTCTTTTTGTCTTATAAGGACATTTTTTCTTTTTCTCTTGTCCTTGTAAAGCCATTATATGTTTTTATTTTGTCCTTGTCAATCCTTTTTTATAAATTATTTTGTCTTTTTGTCTTGACTAAACCATTTTATAGATTTATACTGAAATCACAAAAATTGCAGAAAGGGGGTATTTGCTCAATGGAAGTCTACGAACGCATTAGGATTTTAAGAAAAGAAGTTTTGAAAATGTCGCAAGAAGTGTTTGCAGAACGTCTGGGCGTCAGTCGTTCCGTTATCAAGAATATTGAATTGAACGCACTTGCCAGACCGGACCAGAAATTGTCATTATATAAATTGATATGTAGTGAATTTAATATCAGTGAAGAATGGCTGCTGAATGGCGCTGGTGATATGTACGCCAGCAATGAAGCTGAATACGGCGCACTTATTGACCGGGTAATGACCGGGCAGAATGAATTTGCAAAGAACATTTTCAAGACGTTTGCGCTTTTTGATGAAGCAGACTGGGAAGCGCTGCGGCGTATGATTGATAAATACATAGACGTTGCAGACGCAGAAGACGTGCCGGAAGAAAAGCCGTTGTATGACGACGTACCGGACACACCGGAAGAGTTAGAAAAGCAATGCCCGCCAGTTGATAACGGCGGCAATAGCGACGTTGGGTAGCCCCTTTTAGGGGACGCCCAGCGGTCCCGCTTTATTTTTTAATAATTAGTTGTGTCGTTCCTGTGAAGTTAAGATTGATATACATTGTTTTATTGCTGCTGTAATATATTGCATATATTTTATTGCTGCGGTGATATATGTATTTCTTTTTCATTATCTCCCACGACCTTTCTTTTATCGGAAAAGCTGGGCGCTTTTCAATTATAAAGGTCTGGCAGGTTCACAACTACTGGTAAAAAATGGCAATAAAAACACCCGCAGTGCTGGGAACACTCCGGGTGCGGTGCAAAGATATATCATACCAGATACAACATACCGTCTGCACTTATTATATTATCACGGCATGACGGGAAATAAAAGGAAATTGACAAGAATTGTGGTGATATTATGAGAAACAAGGAAATTGCCCCGGCGCTTGTCCGGGTTGCTCTATATATAAGGGTTTCCGGTGAAGAACAAAAGATAAAAGGCTTGTCACTGGAAGCCCAGCAAGAACGGCTGGAAGCATACGCAAGGGAACGTGGCTGGGTCATTGTTGGAATTTATATTGACGCCGCAAAGACCGCCAGAAAGAACATTCACAAAAGAACTGAATTTCAACGCATGATGGACAGCGTGAAGCGTGATGAAGTGGACATTTTGCTTTTTGCCCGCCTTGACCGCTGGTTTCGTTCCGTTGCTGATTATTACAAAGTCATGGAAATATTGCAGGCGCACAACTGTGACTGGAAGACCACTGATGAAGAGTACGACACAACAACCGCAAACGGGCGTCTGTATATCAATGTGAAGCTGTCCATTGCGCAGAATGAAGCCGACATAGACGGTGAAAGAATAGACGTGGTGTTTGACAGCAAGATTGCACACGGCACCGTTGTTTCCGGCTCTGCTCCGTTTGGCTTCCGTGTGAATGAAAAAAAGCGGCTGGAAGTCGTACCGGAAGACGCAGCCATTGTGCAGGACGCTTTTAATTATTTTGAAAACACAGTTTCCCAGCGGGCTACTGTCCGTTATGTCCGGGAAACATACGGCGTGAACTGGTGTGACGCCACATTTCGGCGTATGCTGAAAGAAAAGCTGTACACTGGCGTGTATGACCGGGGCGGCAGATATAATGACCAATTCTGCCCGGCAATCATAAACAGACAGCAATTTGACCGGGTGCAAGCGCTTCTGACACGCAATGTGCGTTCTGCTCCATCTGGCAAGGTTTATATTTTCACTTCCATTCTGACTTGTGCTGAATGTGGGCACAAACTTGTTGGCTATAAATCCAGTGATTATTATTATTACCGCTGCAACCAGCATTTCCAGCGTGGGCGCTGCTCTCATAATCATTCAGCCCGTGAAGACGTCGTGGAACAATGGTTGTTTGAACACTTAGGGGAAGAACTGGAACGCTGCCAGCTTGAATGGGACGTGGAAGCAGCCAAAAAGAAAGCGTCTGTTGCCCGGACTGACAAAGCCGCATTGAAACGGAAGTTGACCAAACTAAAAGAACTGTATGTGAATGACCTTATCGACATTGAAGACTATAAAAAGGACTATCAAATATATGTTTCTGCACTGAACCAGATACCGGAACCAGCGCAGGAAGCGCCGCCAGACTTTGCAGCTGTGCGCAGGCTTCTTGATAATAGCTTTAGAACCATTTATGATACTTTGACCCGTGAAGAAAAACGCACGCTTTGGCGTTCGGTCATTAAAGAAATAAGAATTGACAATGACCAGAATATCACGGGTGTTGTTTTTGGGTAGTGTTGTACTAATTGAACACTACCCGTAGGCTCATCAGCCAGTATTATTGGAGCATCTGATACCAATGCTCTGGCAATAGCTACTCTTTGCTGCTGTCCACCAGATAATTTCATAACATTTCTTTTTATTTGTTTTTTATCTAAGCCTAGTTCAAACAAGATACTTTCATCTGCTGATTTATTCACTAATCTAATATTTTCAATCGGTGATAAATAATCTATTAAATTATAGTTTTGAAATACTAAAGATATATTATTTTTTCTATGATTACTATATCCTTTCTTTTGTATATCTTCATTCTTAAACAATATTTGTCCTGTTTGAGGTTTATCGAGTCCAGCAAGTAAGGAAAGAAGTGTAGATTTTCCTGCTCCTGACTTTCCTACTATCGCATAAAACTTCCCAAGTTCAAATTTTTGATTTACTCCTGACAAAACTTTTTCTTTAGAATTGGCATAACTATATGATACATTCTTTATTTCTAATATTTCCATCATTTTCTCCTAACTTATTTTTGATAATATTTCTTTAGGCTTCTTGATTAATATTAATGAAGAAGCAAATACAACTGATAAAACAATAATACTTATTAATATTAAATAACTTTGTCCAAGTGTTGTAATATTTAACATAAAACTATCATTTATTAAACTTCCACCAGAAATCATTGAGTCCTCTGAGTTAACGATTCCACCTGCAATTACTTTTAGTAATACATTTCCTAAAAATAAGGAAGATATTATACTTGGTATCGATATGAATAATAACTCGAATATAAATTGCATTATAATATGTATCTTAGATGTTCCAATAGATAAAAATATACCTATTTCATAAATTCTTTCTCTTAACCATAGAATCAAGATTAATGAAAGAACAACCATCCCACCTAACATAATAGAATAAGTCATTATTTTTATTATGTGTTTTATTCCACTCACTGACTCCAAAGACTCTTCAAACGCATTAGAATCTTTTTCAACAAAATACTTTGACTCATCAATTTTAAGCTCTTTTAATTTGTTTAAGGCTAAGTCCGTAGATTCTGCACTACCAGAATATATTAAAATTTTATTTGCAATTTTATTATTTTCTGATTTATTTAATATCTCTTGGCTTGTTGAATAATCTACAAACACCATATTTTCGCTAAAATCAGAAGATAGCCCTGTATATGTTTCATGTTTTTTACCAGAAAAGATCCCTATAATTTTAAATTTATGACTTTTTATTTTTCCACTTTTTTCAATATCTAGTAATTCAAGATCAACTTCATCACCTAATTTTAGATTGTTTTGTTTAGCAAATTCTTCATGAACAATAATTGAATCCTTATCATTTTCTCCTATATTTTTACCTTCTTTAATTGTAAATACTCCACTACTAAATAAAATATTTCTTTTAGTATTATTTGTAGCTTCGAGTGAAACAACATTCTTAAATTCGTCAGATAAATCTTCTCTATTTATTCTTTGTTCTCCGCTAACTACTTTAGCATCTTTTAGCTTTGCTAATCCATCATATTGCATTATTATTTCTTCAATTTCTTTTAATTTTTCAATATCTTTAAATTCATTAACATTAAAATAGTTACCATCTTTTCTTGTTATTGATATTGAAGAATTAGAACTTTCATATAAAGCCTTTTCTATTTCATCGCTTGATTTCATTATTGTTAAACAAGAATACAAGCAAGAAAGAACTATAGTTAATATGATAAAAATTATTAAAGTTCTATTTCTCTTTCTTGTAATATATGCTATAGCATTTTTTATCACTTTCCTAACTACTCCTTTCTATTTTCTTACTCCATAACTAATTGCATCTACTGGACAAGCATTTTTTCATAATTTATTCCTCCTTTATTTTTTTCACAATAGCATTTTATAGCTACTTTTAATATCATTCTACACACCTTTTATGAAACGTTGATGAAATATAATTTCTTATTTTTCCTACACTTTGAATTATACAGGAAGCCAGTCTGTAATTTGGTGGTATCTTTGCCAATCTTGACAGTAATACCCATAATTCTGTTAGCCACGGTCGATACCTCCTTCCGTAAAAATGGGCATAAAAAACAGATTTCTTCAGGCATGAAAAAAGCACCAACCATTTCTGATTGATGCATAGATAGTGATTTTTCCTTTTATTGTGCTTCCAAAATGTTGTTTTCTGACCTTTTTCATATAGTCTGCTCATATAATCTTAATTCACCTTTTTGGTTTTTTGCCTGATATAATGCTTTATCTGCTCTGTCATACAGAGTTTTTGTATCCTCATTTGCTGTTCTTTCCGTACCACCGATACTCAAGGAAACATTTAATTCCGGTATAACTTCTCTCATATAGCCCAAAAATTCTTTCTGAATCCCCTGCATAATATTCATGACATCTTTTTTATTTATGTCAGCAGGAAAAAATAGTATATACTCATCTCCGCCCAGTCTTGCAAGAATTGACTTATCACTTGCTTTCTTTCTCATAATGTCAGCAAGTTTGATCAACACATTATCTCCAAACAAATGCCCTTTGGTATCATTTACACTCTTAAAATTATCAATATCACAAATGAAGAAATATCCGCCTGCCTTTCTATTAAATTCTTTCTCCATCAAACTAACTGCATTTTTCCTATTGTTTAGTCCTGTCAACGAATCATACCCTGCCTCATACTTTAACATTTCCTCTCTCTTTAACTGTTCTGTAATATCCGTCATAATACTGATCATGGCTTCCCGCCCATCATTTGTAATGATTTTTTTTCCAATATCATTTACCCAGATAAGGCGATTGTTTTTGCCAACAACACGATACACTATCTCATATTCGTTTTTTTCCTGTATCTGTTCCACGATACTTTCTTCTACTCTTTGCTGATCCGCTGTATAAATAACATTCATCATCTTTTCATCCGTTACAGCAATTAGTTCTTCATAAGTATATCCAAGAATTTCCAACATTTTATTATTGATGGTATACAGTGGATAACCTTCTTCCAGATATCCACCCATAATACCTCCCGGAAGTGCATTTGTCACAAGTTCCGTAAGTTTTTCTTCGGATTCCTTCGACAATGTTCCTACTACACTTTTTCCGTAATAAAGCGGAAAGAATGCACCTTTTTCCTGATCGTGTTCTGGGGTAGACATATGCAGACTTGCAATTTTCCATTCATTGCCATCTTTTACACAGGTAGAAGTAAGTCGGGAATGTATTTCCGTAATTTCATTTTCTGCCTTTAATCTGATGTTAAAAACAGCTAACTGCGTACATATACTACCCCCTCCCGAAAAATTTTGCATATAATCACAAATCTCATATTCTAATGCATTTGGAAGCTCCTCAAATTCACTTAACAACAATTCACGAAGCTCTCCTTTATTCCTTGAAATTTCTTGTTCTCCAGTTCCCACCGAAACAACATCTTCTGTAAGAACTGCCAGTGTAGCTTCAAGATTCCGTTCCGTCAAATAATGTTGAAAAAATTTTTCTAATAATTTTCTCATGCTGTCTCCTTTTAAAACCATTTTTTCTTTTTGATTCAGACACATTTGGTTATCCGCAACCGGTTCTGCCCATCACGATAAATATATTGCATATCATCCATGTTTTTCTTAACCATAAAGATACCTAACCCACCGATTTTTCTATTTAGGAAACTCCTACCAGATAAAACCCCACTTGTTTTTTATTCTGATTAGAAATTTTTGAGGATATATATTAGTGTTTTAGTATACAATAAGACAGTAAATTTGTTAATATTTCTTCATTAATTAACTTGTTTGCATTGTAAATCACTTGTTTTTTATTCCTTACTCTACTATAATCATTTTTGAATATATGTCTAAAAGCAAAGGAGAGCTGCCATGACAGCAAACGATTTAATATATAAATCCATCCACATTATCACCGAATACTACAATAACAATCTCCAACCCTATTTTGACAGTATAAGCAAAGATGTGTTGTGGATTGGTCCTGCTGAGAGACAGGAAATACGGGGACGTGAACAAGTTATTTCCACATTCTCAGCAGAGGTACACGGACTAAGCTTCACAATGGGATCGATACGTGCAATCTGTATTTCTCCCAGCAAAACCGCACATGAGGTTATCCTGCAATATGAAATCTATACCCATTATCCTGATGGAAATACAGATTTACACAATCAAAGGCTTCACTACTCCTGGTACAAAAAAAAGGTACGCACAGAAAGCGGTTCTGATTTCCGCTGGGAGATTGCTGTTCTTCACATCAGTAACGCATGGCCATACGACAGCAGAGACACCATTTATCCGATACACTATCAAAGTTTAGGCTTGCCGGTACAGTTGGTTGAAAAGTCGGAGCGTTACATGACTGTCACAGCGAATGACATGAGTGTGCATCGCATTCCAATAAACCGTCTGCTATATATTGAAACAATAAAAAGAACTGCAAAGCTTCGTATTCACACAAGCACGGATACAATTATTGTAAATGGCACACTCCAGGACTTTGAAAAAACATACTCTGATTTCCTGCTTCGCATTCATGCAGGTTTTCTCATCAATCCTGAATGTGTCAGCAAAATTGAACGATTCACCGTTACCATGTCAAACGGTGCGAAGCTTCCTGTTCCCGAAAAAAAATATACCACCATCAAACGCCTGATACTCACAAACTTACAATCCAACTGAGGATTCAAATCTCTTTTTGTAATTTCTGACTGTTAAACTAATAAGTACCCTGCTTGTATACACCTGCGGTGTGGGATATATAACTACATAAGACAACTTCGATGAAGCTTGTTTTATCGTATGCTGGCAAAGAAAGACCGCTCACTTTCAATTTTTCTTGAAAACGAACGGTCTTTCACGCTTCTGTTATTTAGTTGAATGATATGATATTGTTCAGATCCAAGCAGATTTCCGGCAAAAGTGCAAGCCACGTATATACCTCATCATTTGAGCTCTTTGATTTATCAGCATTAATATCAACTGCAATGCCTAATTGGTGTTCACTTGTTCCGGGCAAAGCTACCCATTCCTTAGCAGTTCTTTCTGCTCTTGACTGTGAATATCCTTCATTTATATAAGCCTTTATCTTATCATCTAATATTTTCTGCTGTTCTTCATAAGTTCGATAACCTTCCCGAACAACCGGATATATTCCATCTTTCCTTGCTGCATCAAACATTTCCCTCGCAACTTATTTTTTTATCTCTTTTCTTTGCCATATTGTTATTTATGCCTTCATCCTTCTTGACCAGCTCTTTATAGCGA